CCTTATAGGGGGGCAATGGGAAGGGTGGAAAGGGCCAATCAGTCATGCTTGTCTCCTCAGTGCTGCCATACGGGCTAATGTCTCCAGGGATGGAGGTTTTGTCAGTTGTCTGTCTTGGTCTAGTTTGACAAGGGCTGGATCGCGCTCCTGTTTGCTTGGAACTGTGACTCGGGCTCGGTCAGCAGGGTTAGACAAGAGTTCTTTCTGTATCCAAGATGCCTTAAAACCGCCCCAGTTGCGGTTTATGCACTCGGTAATAACTTCCTCTATCGTCCAACCCAAAATCTTCCCTTGTTCTTCCAAACCCTTTAGGGCAGTTTTTGTCAACGGTAGTTTTTTGGCTCTACGGAGTGTCAAAAAATCAATCCAGATGTTTTCATCCAGCCCGTCAGGGCGAACAACGCCAGTTGTTTTCTTCTCTTTCTTTGTCTCTGTCTCTATCTCTTTCTCTCTCTCTGGGCTAGCATCTTGATAGCACTCTGCTAGCACTCCGCTAGCAACAACAAAAAAACCTTTATCAATCAATGGCTTAAGTCCATCATCGTAGTCTTTTTTGGAGATATACAGCCTGAACTGCAACTCTTCAAAAGTGGCATCAAAAACACCATCTTTGCCCTCACTTGCTAGCAGCCAGAGCATTGGTGCTAGCGCCTTGCTAGCGGTTGGAAGGGTAACAAAATCCCTGTTGATCAACAGATTGCGGTGCAGCTTGATCCAGGGTGGGGAACGGTCTTTGTAATGTTGAAAGACTGCCCAGTTTTTAGGCTGTAAAAGCATGATTAACCTTACGTTGTTGGTTCACGTTACAAGTGGGCATCGGCAGGACGGTAACGAATCGTCTTTTCGGGAGCTACCCTAGCCGCGACCACAAAACTGTATCACCGTTTCGGACTATCTGCAAACCACTCTGGACGCTTCTCTCGCAACTGGTACAGACGCAAGGGTGGAATACGGCCTGTCTTCTTCCACTTGTAGCAAGACACCGCGGTCACGCCCAGAATCTTGGCTACACGGTACAGGGAGGCAATCTTTTGCAGTTCATCGACAGTCATGGAAATCTCCTAATCTACGCGACTGTACTATGTATTGAGCCATCTGACAATAACCCTATACTTAACTAAGGTTTACTGTGCCGGGGTTTGACATGGATTCAGGAATCCCTGAGAATCCATGTACGCCAATCAAGGCGCATGAAAGGTGAAACAGATGAAAGATTACATTGCAGAGTTACCCACCCGGGTATCAGGCATCCCCTGCTTAGTGGGTGTCACTTCCTACTACCAAGCTGAAGGATCGTATTCCTTCCACGCAGCTAGTAGTGACGATTACTACGGCTACACCGATATGTCGTATGAAATCCTTGACCGTAGAGGTCGCCCCGCCCCTTGGCTCGAGAAGAAGTTGGACAAGTATGCCCGACAAGACATCGAGCGTTTGATTAAGGCCAACTACAGGAGTGATGACAATGTATTTTAAAAACACCCAAGAAATTCAGGACCTCATTGACAACCTGGAGCTAGCCCGTGACGAGTACTGTCAACTGTCTATCAAGTACATAGGTCGTGATGATTCTGTGTTTGAAAAATACCGCAAGTCTAGTGTTTCGATCTCTACGGTCAAAGCATTGCTGTCGGTTATGAAACGTGAAATGGAGGAAAAAAATGAAATGGCTTCTTAATCTTTTTTCGGGCAACTCATACACGCAAACCGACAACACCATCACCCGTGATGACGGCAAGACTTATTACAAGTCTGGGGACCTGTGGATTGATGATGAGTCCAACATAGTCCAGTACATGGGTGACGAACTGTACAACCAGAAAACCGGAGTTGGTAGCTCATTTGGTGATCCTTTCGGAGATAAATAATGAGCCAGCAACAGTTCTACGAAACAGTCCAACGTGAACAAGAATGGGAACATGATATGAAGCTAAAGACATTTGCAGACAACATCCGCGAGGAGTTAAAACAATCAGATGAGTTGTACTGCTGCTATTGCGCTATGCCTAAAGGCGAGAAGTGGCACTGCTGCCAAGAAAACCACTTTGTGTTATTCAGTGATCTGTATGAAGAAGACCAAAAATACTTGATCCAAGAACAAATTGATGAATATGAAAGGTTGACCAAATGAACAACGGTGGATTTGCATTTCCTCGCCCCGCAAGCCGGGGTAACAATTACATGACGGGTGAAGAAGATGTTGTGGTTGACCCCCAACAAGGCATGACCCTGCGCGACTACTTTGCGGCAAAAGCAATGCAGGCAAATCTTACAAACCCAGAACTAATGAAGGTAGTCACATCTTCAGAAGTTATTGGAACAGAGTTTGCAGATAGATTGGCAAATATTTCATACAAGTACGCAGATGCAATGTTGAAAGCGAGAATGGAATGAGAAAACATTATTTGCTTCCAGGTGACTTTGCTGGCTTTGCGGTTACCAAATTCAAAGCCGCAAAAGAAACGGCATTGAAAGCAAAACGCGAACTTCTTGAAAAAGAAAAAGCAGATGCGGTGGTCAGGATTGAGCGTCAAGGTTTGGGTTTGATTTACAAAGAAAAAACTGTTCGATCTGGATTCATTCTGCCAGCAAGCTATGAAGGTTATTGGCTAATCAAACCAAAGAAAAACACCATCATTGGGAAGCGTGTCCAAAAAGAAATGGACGAGGTTTGCAGACTGCTTGATGATTGGCAATGGTCAACAGAAAACGCTTTGGGCATATATGAATCTGTGTATGAATTGGGACAATTCCACAACACGGTTTGTTATGCCCTGAAAGATGATTCTGTCGCTGTTAGTCAGCATAAAGAGGCAAAACACCAGTTGCCTGAAACATATGCAATAACTAAAGAAAAATTTGATTCTGTAATTAAAGAGGCAATCTAAATGAACGTATATCAAAAACTCAATCAAGCACGAGAACTGTTTCACCAACAAAAGCTCAAAAAGTCAGGACTCAACAAGTTTGCTGGTTACCAGTATTTTGAACTAGGCGACTTCATCATACCGGCAATGCAGATATTTAAAGAGGTGGGTTTGACATCAATCATCAGTTTTGGCAAAGAAACGGCAGATATGCGTATCTTCAATACTGATAAACCAGATGAGGTTATTGTCATTGAGTCGCCAATGTCCGAGGCGGCACTCAAGGGTTGTCACCCAGTGCAAAACCTGGGCGCAGTGCAGACGTATTTGCGCCGGTATCTATGGGTAGCTGCGCTCGAGATCGTAGAGCACGATGCCCTTGATGCGACTACAGGACGCAAGGGTGATGCGCCTATCGTCACTCCTAAAGGCGGCATTGGTGATGATCTTCCCGAATCAGATAAAGACTTTCTGCGAGAGCTTGCGGAGAGTTGCAAAGAGTTGGTCGCTAACGGCAAAGCGTTAGAGGCTTACAACCTCATCAAGAGCAATCAACTTGAAGGGGATCAAGAAACATGGTTAGCCAATCAAATGGATTCCAGTGTAAGAAGTGCAATCAAGAAAGCAAAAGGAAACTGAAATGGAAATCAAAACTGAATGGACAAACGGTAAGTACCCGTCCTTCAACATCAAGGTGGCAAGTGTTCCAGGTAAGGAACCGTTTATGACCATCCGTAGTTGCCAGATTAAGGATGGCCCCACCGGCAAATTTATTAGCTACCCTGCAAAAAAACAGGAAGATGGCAAATACTTCAAATACTTCTTTGGCAATGACCTTTTCAATCGTGCGGTACTTGAAAAGGCACTCCAGAGTCAACCCGCAGAAGAAAAAAGCCGCTCGAGTGGGTTTGATGACATGAAAGATGATGTACCGTTTTAACAGGAGAAAACCATGAAAAAACTGATCGCTATTGCATTGTTCACCATCTCTGGCATTGCTGCCGCCGCCTGTCCCCCAGGCACTCGGTACGATTGCGTGAGTACCTTCAACGGCAAAATGTCTTGCGGTTGCCGTTAAACTAAATACGGGCGGGAAATCGGGTTAGCGCCGAGGCCACTTTTCTAAAGTGTTGTTCATGCCGACACTGCTTTATGTGACCCGCCCACCAACTCAAGGATTGATATGAAATTAGATGCGTATTTCCCGTCACTGGAAAAATTCAAAGCCCTGTTCCGTAAAACAGACCCAGACACCTCCAAGGAGGCCGCTGAGTCCGTACCCGTGCAGAGGCTGGAGAAACTGGTCTACGAGGCGATAAAGGCCGCCCCCAATGGACTTACCGCAGAGGAAATCGAGAAATCGATACCTGGAGTGAAGTTGAATAGCATTACTCCAAGGATTGCCCCACTGATAAAGAAGGGCTATATTGAGGACTCCGGTGAAAGGCGCAAGGCTAGTTCCGGGCGTTCTCAGCGGGTTTTACGCAGTTGTTAGTTCTCCTCTTGGCCCCCTCCCCCGGGGGCTTTTTTTCAGGAGGTCAAAACTGACAATGCTGCCTCGATGTGTTTGATTCGGTCAGCCAAACCAATGGTCCCACCATTGATGATCTTAGTGAGCTTGGCCCAATCACCGGACTCGGCAACCTCATTACATTTATGGGTTGACCAAAACCACCCTGCTGTCAGCGCGGCGTAAGCAGGAGTTGCGACCAGATCGGGCTCCATAACAAGATCGACTCCCAGAGCTTGTCCAGCGTGGAAGTAGTTTGCATGGCCTGTAAGCTGAATACAGCCCCTGCCACGAAAACGATACCCATCACCAGAAGCCTCATCTCGGTTGCCCATGCGAGAGGAGTAGACCATGTTGGCAATCTTCTTAGGGTTTTTTTCGTAAGCATTCGCTATCTCTTGTGTCGGAAATCTCTTGGGCCACAACTTCATTAATGTGGCTGCTCGGTAGTTCAGGTTCTCTTCTAGGATTTTAAAGTTGCCACATTCATGGGAACATTGACCAATGAATCCTGCCTGCTGCCTGGGGGTGGCAATTTGAAATTTAGCAAAGGTGTCGTTCAGGGCAGGAACCCATTCCAACCCAATATGTAGCTTTTGGAGTTGATCAGCGCGAACCATTCAACTGCTCCCTTACTTTGTTGTAACTGTCGATGCAGGCGTTGAGTTGATTGATGTGTCTGTCTGCTTCTGCAATGAGGGCGGCGATTGCGGCGAGGGTTTCTCGCTCGGAATCAGAAGGTTGGTCAGGCGCTCGGTCAGGTTGGCTTGGCGTTTGGTTCCGATCTCCGGTGGGAGCGGGGGCACTTGCGGGGGTTGATACACAACTGGTGGGGGTCGAGATGCGCACCCTGCCAGCCCTAATAGCACGATCAAGAGCAGTTTGTTTTTCAGTGATTGCATTGTTAGCCTCCGCGAGTTTGGTAGCGTTTGCGTTGATCTGTTCGTTCAGCTTGACTTCAGTTGCCCTGGCCTCGGCATTCTTTCTGGCAATCTCTGCCTGCATTTCTGCATCCCTGGCATTCCAGCCCCTGTTATGCCCATAGCCAAAGATAAGGCCAATGGCAACGATAGCACCCAGAATCATCCAAGGGTTAGGCAGTCTCATGCTTCAGCCTTTGCCATAGCCCGTTCATGTGCAATCTGCTCTTTGGCAGGGTCCACAAAATCAGGCGGGGTTGTCGGGGGCGGCGGGGGTCGCCACGTTTCATCCAGGTCAGGGTTTGTGATGCCCATCCAGTTAAAGTTGGGCATGGATGATGTCACGGTTGTCGGGGTCGAGGTTGCCGCAGGCACAGACACAGATACTGGCGGTGGTGTTTGATTGGTGGCTATCTTGTCTGCAACAGCCTGAACACCCTTGCGGCTCATCACTCCACCGATACCACCCACAATCAGCAGAACAATGTCGTTCAGCATCTTGGTGTATGCCTGATCAATAGGGGCCATGCTCTTGATTGGCTGGGTTACAAAGGTAACCGAGTACAGCATAAACCCGACAATACCAGAGAGGATGATAGTTACGATCAGGACTACAGCAGCCCAGACCCTAACTTCAATCTCTTCACTTGTCAGCAGGCGGTTGAGGTGGTTGTTGTTGTTGGACAACTTGCTTCTCCAGAACAGGGGCTACAAGATAATCAGAGCATTGTTGCGTAAACAAGCACTTGGGACGCTGGCAATCTAGGTCCTGAAAGTGATCAGGATTCTGGCACTTGTACCGATAGTGGTCATGGCATCCCACTAACAATAACGCCAACAATACTAGTCGCATTGAATCATCCTTTTAATGATCTTTTGCCTCAGGATTGCATTCACATCACGTTCTTGCTTATTGCTTATGAACAACATAACACAACCAATCACAAGAACTAGAACCAAACTCATTGCAATCACTAAACCAACCATGAGGGCAGTTCGTTCTGCTGATGCAACTGGATCGTCCACAGGAGCCCCAGCGCCTCGATTAGCAGGATTACGAACACCACCAGCCACAGCAAGTTATCCTTAATAGCATTCTTGATTCGCTCTTTTCGCCATCGTTCTTCCTGATCTTTAATCAGTTGAACTCTTCTGGCTTCAGTCTGCTCTTCAAGTGTCTGAGCCCACATTTTTGAGAATCTTGTCCAAAGGTCACCTAGTTCCGCAGGGGTGTTCCAGGTCATCTCTTGACGAATCTCAGCTTCCATATGCTCAAGACGGGTTTTAATAATCACCCGATTCAATGCCATTCTCTTTAACGAACCATCTTTGTCATCATGGATCAGATGTGCTTTCCGCTCCTGTTCATGGAAAGCGTGTTCAATCTTATCCATTGCGTCAAAGAAATCTCCTAACCTCTGACCTATCTGCGCCAACGCATCACCTGGGTCAGTATTAGCAGCCTCTTTAACTTCTTTCTTTTTCTCTTCTATTTTTGCCGCTTGCTCTTTGGAAACCTTCTTTCCGGCAAACTGTGCATCTATGTCTTTTAATACGGCAGAAACATCACCTGCCGCGCTCTTAATGTCTTTATATAGTTGGCAACCCTTCTTTAC